GAGTACCCGACCTCATTGAAGAAACACAGTCGTTTGTTCCCTGTCACATCTCTAGACTTTCCGTCAGTTGTCTCAAACTGCCGAGCTATTCTGGCCGGTGCGATTGCCGGAGGTGAGAATGCACTCTATCCTCTTCGAAGTGCTGTCATCGGTCATTATCACGCATACAGATACCTCAGATCCGCAGCCGCAGGATTTTCAATCCACGGTTCTGATTACCCGGTGATGACTCACAAACAAATTCAGGCTTGCCTCATCATTCCTTCCAGCATCAACGGCATGTGTGGTCCGTCCTACGCTTCATTCTTCTACAAGGGTGGGAGTGATCCTCTAGGCAAAGAGATCAGTGGACTGAGGTTTTTGGCGACATCCAACTGTGATGTAGGAAGATTGGCATCCTCAGCAATACGAGGATTGGAAGACGGATACATGTTGGATTCAGAACCAAATCTTCTCACCTTGATTGATAATCCGTATGCCCTCCCGATCTCTACCCCGACGTCCGCACTCAGCAAAGTTGGACAAACAACACTTGAAGCCTTCAGGGCTAGCGTGAAGAATAAAGATATCGCGCCTCTGCTCAAGGATCCGGTCCAACGAGCCGAGGACAGACTAAAGCAGGACATAATTGCAGTTCGGCCTCTCAACCCAATACTAGCTCATGATTTGTTCGAAGCCTCATGTTTTGGATCGATAAAACTGATGAGAAAGATGTTCGTTCACACTCGGACTATTCAGAGTGTCGCGCAGCAGAGGAATCCTACCATTACTCACAAGTTTTTGTGGGCTGATCTCAACGAGTCGAAGGGGTTCCTATCTTGGCTCAGAGGACTACCATCAGCGCCCTACAGTGGTAAAGATAGCTATGAAATATGCAAGTCTGCGAGAATGAGGTGGGGGGTTGATTTGCACGGAGTGTCATCGTATCAGCCATTGGATTATTCGCATTATACCGGACAGGCGCGTGACACAAGCAATCTTCTGTGGTCAGCACACTCTTTCTCGGATCTTCTCGATCAGAGAGGTCCTCTGTCCGGGTATCTAGGCACAGCCACGCGTGAGAAGAGATCTGAGCATGGGTACAAGATAGTCGACACAGGAGCTCCGTCGCGATCCATCATGAAATTACAGCTAATACGTAGTCAAGCGTTCGGAAATCCCGGGTTCAATCAGCTCTTGGATGAGATTTCTTTAACGCGCTCTCCGGTTACACTGTCCAAGATCACGGACTTGCTGCCAAAGGTTATCGGAGGGTCCATCTCCCACCGATACTCATCGACGATCCGTGAAATGGCAGCATCGTACGTCGGCCCTCTCAACTTTGTTACTCACATTCGTGTTGATACAGACAATATCGCTAATGTCAGCGGGAGTGCGTTCAACTATCCTGTCATGCTTCAGGAGTTCATCATCATGACTCAAGCTGGCGCCAAGCTCAATCATCTTCACCGCAGATCTCAATCAGGTGGGCTGCATCTGCCATTCTCGGATCTCCTCCCTCTGCAGGATGATAATTTGGCCGCTGATAGTCCGACATTCGATCATGGACGGGTGCCAAAAAGTGCACTATCTTACAGTGAGACCTTGAGCGTGCGACGAACATACGACTCGGACGTCGGGAGTCTTCCTCGATCTGTTATCGTGTCGTCACTCGATTACACGAAGGTGACGTCGATCGAAAATGCCCTTCTGTTCTTTTTCATGGAGACTTTGCGAGATTCGAACAGAGCAAAGACTATTGCGGACAATAGAGGTTATTCATCTCTCCCCTCGCGATACCAATTAGACATTGCAGAAGCGCATGCGTTAGGTCCGGGGCGGTTGGTCAACGCAATCGCCACAGCTGTGGCGTTAACGAACATTCGCGACACATTCAGAACCCTTCAACTTCACCCTGGAAGATGGGATGAAGGGCTGTTCATGAAGCACAACATTGCGGTCTGCGTGAAGGTTTGTTCATCGTACCTGAACCACCCTCTCTTTTTCACTCACGCGGATTCTGACTCTTTCAGAGGATCAGCTCTCAGGTACAATTCTCGTATGTCCACATCTACTAGACTTGCAGCAGCGGTAACCAGAAGACTGTCGACAATCATGAGCTCTCCGGGTGACAGATTTTGGTCGATGCAGATCCCGATTTTTGCCACCCAAAACTCATCAGTAGTCGTCGAAAATCTGACACTTTTGGCTGCACGGGCAGTGAGATGCTGTTTCACGATGGGTGTTCCTCATGCTCAAGAAGCCTCTAGGATTATGTCAGGTTACATGAGGGTTTCGAAACATGAGTCTGTTGATGGCAGGTTAACTCTTGAGAACTTACGCCTCCGTTGCACAAAGCTTGGAGCCATTTACAAACGCATGGGGCTTCATGATCTCTCGGACAAATTCCA